GGCCCAATCCGCAAACATGATGTTGAGGGAGCGCCGTGCAGTACGCATGTCATAGCCAGAGCGAAGCTCAGAACCCGCACGTTCAAATGCGTCTTCTATGACTTCACTCAAGTCCATGTCAAAATTAGCAACGCCCGAAGTAGTCATTATCTAAATCCTGCTGTTTTCTTTGCAATCGTTTTAGGCTGTGCTACAAATTGTTTTCCACTGGCTTTACCTGCTCTCTTGGCCTTGGTTGTCGCGGCGTACTCAGCAGAACTGAGGCTTTTGATAGCCGCTTCAGGCAAGTACCGCTCCCCCGTCTTACTCGACGGTTTACCAGATTTGGTGCGCCATTTCTGGTCGCCCCAATCTTTCAGAGACTGCTGCGGTGCTTTCAATCTTTGTACCCGCCGCCCGATGCCTTATACCGTTTAGCCATAACCTGCGCTTTTCTCGCGCTCCATTGCCCCGCGCCCGTGCCTACAATTGCCGCAGCCTTGACGCTGTTGAAAATACGTTTGCGAAGGCTGGGTTTGGTGTAGTTGCCAGCTTCGTTGACCTTCGACTTCACAGCCCCACCTTCAGCATACTGAGTGAAGTCAGTGTCATCACGCCGTGCTTTCTTCTTGCCACCGGGCATCTTGCTGGGGTCAATGGCCCCCATACCACGGGAGGCTCTCATTTAGCACATCTTTCCACGGGTCTTACCCCGTTGCGCTATGCCATCACCTCGGCGGGATGCTGAGACTGCGCCCCCAGATGCGTACATAGCAGACATACCCGATCTCCTTGGGGTTATTGTCTCTTTGTCCTTTGCCGCTTTAGCTTTAGCTTTTGCTCCTTCTCTGGCTATAATTTGAGCATTTTGTTCTGCTCTAAATTGCTTTTTATCCATCTTTTCTTCTGCGCGTTTTTTCTCGCCCGTCAGCACAGGGAAGACATCTTCGACAGTTGTTTCACGAACTTTAGGTGCAGCTTTTTTTGCTAACTCAGTGGTGTACTTTTTACCACCAAATTCAAAAGTTTTTTCGCCAGCAGAACGTGCCTCTGCAAAAGCAGATTTAAAGTTTTGAGGTTTCGGCGCTGCCAAGGCTTTTGCGGGAGCTTCTGGCTCTGTTTCTGTCGGAGCTATTAGTTCCTTTAATGCTTTACCTTGGGCCGATTCGGGGTCTGTTGCCCTTTCCCCCCTTGCCATTCGCGCCATACGTTCCGTCAAATCTTGGCGGGATTGAGTATCAGCATCGTTAGCATCGTCGCGTAAAGACGATGCTGTGCCTTCTACGTACGAATCATCTTCGCCGTTAAATTTACGTACTTTTCTCATGTTGTGCTCCTAGCAAGTTGCGCCGCCGCTTTTCATCTTAATCTGCTTGGCTTTGGTTTTGCCTTTGGTAGCAACACCGTCAGCCTGACGAACAAACCCGCCGGTTGCCATTTTCTTCATGGCAGAGTTCTTCATCATCTTGCCATCAGGCATCTTGTGCATACCGCCTTTGTTCATGCCCATCATCTGTTTTTTGTCAGATGCCATATCGGCTTTGGAGCCTTCTTGCATACCTTTTTTCTTAGCAATCATTGCCATGAAGCCGGGGTTCATTTTCGTAGCCATATCACCACCTTTTGAGAAAGATTTGCCTTTGTCGGCGTTAGAGAAATCCTTGCCCACGGATTGTGGGATACCTACCTTTTTGGCAAAGCCCGGATTGTGAGCTATTGCCTCCATGAAATTGTGCTGCTTTTTGCTGACGCTTGGCATTTAGCACATCCGACCTTTAGTCTTGCCGCGCTGAGCTATGCCATCTGCTGACTTGACGAAGCCACCAGAAGCATACTTTTTGACCGAGCCGCCATGTTTCATGCCTTCTTTCTCTGCATCTACTTCACGCATTGCTTCGTCATTTTCCATGTCTGCAATGCGCTCCTTAGAATCCTTGGACAGCTTCACTCTGTCGCTATCGCCCATCTTATCGGTGATAGCTCTAAGTACCTCGGAACCTTTAACCATCTTTTTGCCTACGCCAGTGCGCTCATCAATTTCGCGGCCCAAGCCATACCCAACTTCCCCCGCTAACCCAGCAAGTCCAGCACGACTTCCAGTACGGGTTGTAGCCCTACCTCCTGCCTCTTGCACTTGCTTCCGATTTTGTGGGCGAGTCTCAGCAGTATCTAACCCACGACGAATACGTTCTGTATCTGCCCTCTGAGACTCAATTACATCCTCACGCAAGTTTGGCATGAGGTCTCTAGCATTAGTCTGCCCCGGAGAACGATACCTGTATCCGGGTTTTTCAGGTTTATTAAGTCTGCCCATAATATTCTCCTAGCATTTCCATCTTGCAAGAGCCGCCGCTTTGCGGGTTGGTTTGCCTTTTTCATCCTTCATCGGCCCCGGCATACCTGACATCCGGGCGCAGAACGAGTCTTTACGAGGGCCACCTTGGGGCTGTGGAGCCTTGAGGTTGCTGCCAGTAGCTGCATTATATTTAGCTCTACCCTTGGCAGTCAGACCCGCCCCTTTGGAGATCGGCAGCTTCTCGCCCCGACCAACAGAGAGAACCGGGCCTTTTTTCTTAGCCATAAAAGACTTCAATACCCACAACCGTGCCAACGCTGGTTGTGAGGTGTAACCCTGTAGACGCCAAAATACCTTCACCGGGTATGGTGATGTTGAAGTTTACGGGGGTGCTAACACTGGCAATGTCCATCGTAAACAGCACAGCGCCAGTGGCGCTACCATCACGAATCTCAAATGTTGCTGCCGTTAAAGCTTTGGGACTGACCACAATACCTTTAAGGCGTGTGCGCCCTAGAATAAAAGAACCAGCGGCAGTTAGGTGTGCCGCCTTTACGTCTGTCTGTTGCATAATTAATCTCCTGTAAGACGGGGGCCGAAGCCCCCTTGATTAATTAAGAAGCGGCTGGGTTAGCAGAACCGTCACTATCACGAACAACATACGTCATGGTCAGTATGCCAGCACCAGAGGTGGCGGTGACGTTAGCCTGTGTAAACGTGATGATTGCGTCTGTCGTACCTACGTTGCTGCACAGTACAGCGGCGGCGGCAGAGTTGTTGCCAAGCAAAATATTTACGATGCCTGTGTTTGTAAACACACTTCCGTTTGCTGCTGTATTGATTGCAACGGCATTAGCAAAAAGTGCGTACGTAGGCGTTGTAGTTGCATAAGCAACAGTGGTGTTAAACGAAGCGGTCAAAATCTGGGAGCCCGCCGGGATCGTAAAAGCAACCGTAGCTGCCGTAATGTCCGTGTACAAAATGGCTTTAGACTGCGTAACAACAGTAGCGCCTAGATTGCGGATTGTGCCAGCGGTGGTTCCGGTGGTGTTTTTGACCGTGCCAAGCAGCCAAGGGCCGAGGTGAGTTGCGAATCCCATGATGAGTTCCTTACATACAAGTGAAGTGCATCAATCGGTATGTCGTCTAGCCGGGACTAGTTTGATGCACCGGAAAGCCCGGAGTAGCTGCAATATACCACATTTTTTTGGGGGGTGCAAGTTTCTTTCTGGCGGCTAACATTTTTTCTTTCCAGACCGGATCAGCCCACAATGCCTTTGTAGCAGCGGATTTTGCCGCCTTGACCTCTGCTCGATTGGCTATCTCTTTGTTGTTGGTCGTCTGCATAGCCGCATATTCGGGGTTGCCCCACTGGGCCTTAGCCTGCTTGCTGGTCTTGGTTTTAGAAGCAACGGTGTTTCTAGCGCGTTTAATGCCCGTCTGCCGTTTCGTTCTGGTAGCCGGGTCTGCCCATGCCTCCGTACTGCTTACGGACTTCTTAGACCGCGCCTCGGGGGTTCCTTGCGCTACGGTTTGGGCGGCGACTACTTTGGCCCGGTACTCTGGGCGCTGCCATTTATCTAGCGATATCCGCCCAGTAGCGGCTTTTTGCTCAAAAGTCCATACTGTTCCGCTCCCGCCTTCACCACCGTCGGTCAGGTTAAAAAGCGTGCCCATCTTGAGATTGCGCCGCCCGTACAGTGCAATAAGCTCAATCTCCTTGGCAAAGGCTTCGGCTTCGTCCTCTGTTTCAAACACCCTCTGGCAAGTCGCTACAAGACCGCGCTGCTTTAGATGGGATATGAAATCCTGAAAGGGTTTGTTGTGTGACCCCCTTGACCAGTGGGACAAGTCCCTGTCCCCCGCGCCCTTACCTACATAGACGGGCTGGTTGTTTTTAGAGAGTCGGGGGTCGCGGTAAACATAAACGTAGAACATGGTGGCTCCTGAAGTTGGAGCCCAAGTGTACCACAATGGACGGAGAAGTGGTAAATTTCGTAGGATTACGAAAATGTTCCGTATAAAGCTCGTAAGCGTTACGACACAGGTAATGTACGATATAGGGCCACAGGCAAAGAAAAAGGCCCCGAAGGGCCTTAAAACTAGGGGTAAACCCTTGGTTTTAAGCTGAACCGGGGCTTCCGAAGATGCCCAAAGGATCAGACCATCCAAACGAATATCGTTCGCGGCTCTTGTAACGTACGTTGCCTGTATCGAAGTCTCCATCCATTGAGTTTGCCAGAGGCGAACGAACAAAGTGCTTCAGACCGTTGGGCACATCAGTGGTCAGATACCAACCAGTGGTGTCAGTCAAGAAGTGGTTGATGCAATACCCTTCAGGGATCGAACCGTTGTTCTTCAGCGCGTTGATATCGTTGTCGGTAGTGCCAACACGGAGGCTGGTTTCCAACAAACGGGTAGCAACGAACTGGAGAGCAGGAGGTACAACCAATTTCTTTGGCTTTGCAGCAATCAGCAAACCACGCTCATCCGTCCAAGCAGCAATCTGAATGACGGCGGCTTCCAAAGAAGTCTCGTTCAAATCAGCACCCGTTGCTGGACGGTTAGAGTTGGTACCACCGTTGACCAGCGGATGGGCAGTGGAAAACAAAGCAACGCCGTCGCCACCGGGGTAAGCCGCAGAGAAACCGTTGTTTATAACAGCAGCAGCCTTGACTTGCTTGGTGTACGCCATTGCACGAGCCAGACCCTTGGTGTAACGAGCAGACAGTGAGTCATACAAGTTATCTTCCACGGCCTCTTCAGTGATGGAGAAGCCCAGAGCAATGGTTTCGTGGTTGTAGCGAGTCGTCCATGCTTCCTGTGCATTGTCATAAGCGATGGCAGAACCCTCGTTTTTGACTGGTGCGGCAGAAAAACCGGACAGCTTGGTTTCCTCTTCAAAAGAACGCTCAGAAGATTCTACTTCGTAGAATTCTTTGTGCTCCTCGCCGTAGCGTTCGTACTCAAGGCCAAACAAGGCATTGAGGCCGGGGAGCAGTTCTTTAAGTAGTTGTGCGCGTGAAATAGCCATGATTTATGCTCCTTAAGCAATGCTGGTGGCAGCGTAATACTGATGCTGACCAAAGTTAATTTTGACCAGAATCTCCGGGTACTGCATGAACACAATAGTTGAGTTCGATGTAGCAACAGGAGCTTGATTCAAAATAAACGAAGTAGCGCCAGCGGCGGCTGCGGTATCAACAAAAGAACCGTAAGAAACATAGTTTCCGTTTGAGTCCAGCGAACCAACATC